CCCCTTCAAGACGTCGCCTGAATTCACGGAAGGGAACATACCCGCGGTGCTTCTGAGAGAACACCGTCTCGACCATGGCACTTGGGGCATCCTTCGCGTCCACGCAGGTGAAATCCTTTTCTTCGGCGGCGAGACATCCGTTGGCCACGTAGCACGCGCGGGCACACCGGCCTTGGTTCGTCCGAACAAGCCGCACCGTCTTGAGATCGTAGGTCCTGTCTCGCTCACCTTTGAATTCTACGACGAAAACCCGGCATCGCTGGCTCATTGAAACGAAAGGAAAACCCATGCCCAAACCGCTGTCGCCACGGACGATAGAACTCGTCAAACTCAGTGTTCCCGCGCTCGCGGCCCACGGGTCGGATATCACCCGGCGTATGTATTCCATCCTCTTCCAGGACGATCACATCCGGGAGCTGTTCAATCATGCCAACCAGGGCGAGGGAGGGTCGCAAGTAAAGGCACTCGCCGGAGCGATATTGGCCTACGCACAGAATATCGAAAACCTCGGGGCGCTTCTTCCCGTTGTCGAGAGGATTGCCCATAAGCATATCGGCTATCACATCCTGCCCGAGCACTATCCTTTCGTCGCCAAAGCACTGCTGTCGGCGATCGAGGATGTACTGGGAGAGGCCGCGACCGCGGAACTGCTCCAAGCTTGGGGAGAGGCGTACTGGTTTCTAGCGGATATCCTCAAGGAGCGGGAGCTCGAAATCCGGACTCAGCTGGAGGCGCAGACCGGGGGCTGGAACGGATGGCGCTCGTTCAGGATTGAGGCGAAGATCAGGGAGAGCAGTGTCGTGACCTCGTTTGTCCTGCGACCTGTCGATGGTCGGCCCGTCGTCAGGCAGAAGCCCGGGCAATACCTGACGATCAGGCTCCCGATCGCTCCAGGGGAGACGGTGAAGCGCAACTATTCGATCTCAAGCGCGCCAAACAATGAGACCTATCGGATATCCGTCAAAAGAGAGGTGAACGGGCAGGGTGCGTCGAAATACCTCCATGACCGGATGGATGTCGGCGCGTTGCTCGAAGTCACACCTCCGGCTGGCGACTTTTATCTGCCGGAAGAGCCTCAGCGTCCGGTCGTGCTGCTGTCGGGTGGAGTGGGATTGACGCCGATGGTGAGTATTCTCGAGGCCATTTCGGCGGAGTACCCCGAACTGGAGACACACTTCGTGCACGCGGCGTTGAACAGCCAGACCCACGCAATGGACCGGCATGTTCGCTCACTGGCGGCCGATCATGGCCGCGCGACGGTGAAGACGTTCTACAGCGAGCCGCACGCCGAAGATGCGGTAGGACTGTCTCATGATCATGACGGCTTCGTCACTGTCGACTGGTTGAGGCAGAATACGCCATTCGATGCCGCAGATTTCTATATCTGCGGTCCAAAGGGATTTCTGGCGGCCTTGGTCCCTGGTCTGCTCAAGGAAGGTATCCATCCCGATCGTATTCACTACGAATTTTTCGGTCCGACGACGGAATTGATGGCGGCCTGAATCGAACGTTTCCGGTGGCGCACGTCGCTGCCGGAAACGCGCTCTGCTTGTAACCCTAACGCTCGGCAGGCAAAGCCTGGGAAATATGGTGGGCCCGGAGGGCCTGCACGAAAGCAATTAAATCAATGGCATACAGAACGGTTCGCCATTGAAGTTAGCCACCCGGTTAGCCACGCGACTTTTTGGGCTGAATTTTCCTTGCCAGCCTGGTCATCGCGTCCTTAGCCAAGCGCTGTTGCTCCGCAGCTCGGCTGTATAGCTCCGCATGCTCGATATCGTCATGCCCGAGCGTTTCCATAAGCTGGCGCGTCGTCGCGCCGGTCTCTGCGAGCATCTTCCCCAACGTCTTCCGAAGCCCGTGCAACGTGCATCCTTTAGGCATGTCCGCGCTATGGGTCCAATCCGCCATCCGGCCGGTCAGCGACTTCTCCGAGAATGGCTTGCCATAGGCGGTTACAAGGATCGTGTCGCCTTTGCGCTCTGTCGCGTCCAACGCATCCCTCAGCATTGGCGTGATCGGCAGCACAAGAAGCTTGTCGCCCTTCTTTGTGGTCAGGGTCACGTTTCCCTTTCGGTAATCGATCCAATCCCACCGCAGACGGGCAATGTCCGATCGCCGGTTCCCCAACCATAAAGCCAAGGCATATGCCAGACGCGGTGTGGTTCCCAGCGGCCAGCGCTTTTCGAACTTCTCCCGCTCTTCGTCTGTCCACGCCCGCCAGCCGACATAGGAAGGCTTATAATTGAGCTTCCACGTCGGATCGCTCTCGATCCATTCTTCATCGAGAGCTACGGCGATCATCTTCCGAACGGCTACAAGGATATGCTTTGCCTTGTGCGGGGTGGCTGCGAAGCGCGCCAGGACGTTTTTCATGTGCCGTCGCTTCATATCTCGGACGGCCATATCTCCCCAAAGGTCTGGATAATCAGGATCGACGCGGAGATCGAGAAATTCCTCGGCCATGCGGGTGTTCTTGTCGATGGTCGCTTTATCGAAGGCCAGCCATTCCGGCGTCTGCTTGACCTTGCGCCATGCGGCCTTGAACGATTCCGGTATCGCTGAGCCCGGCAGGGAGACGACTTCAGCCTTCTTGACCTCAGTGCCCGTTACGGCAGCCAGATAGGCGGCCTCGAATTCAGGCTCTCCCGGTTGGCCGGGGATCGTCTTTGTCTTCCCCTTACGACGAAACCGCCACCGGGTTGTCCCGTGGCGGTCTTCGTAGCTTGATAGGTTTGGCCGCTTCTCGTCGTCGATCATCAGGCAACTTAGGCATGAAGACCGCGCCGAGACAATATCTCGTCGACACGATTGGCGCTCTCGCTCGGAAGGTCGGTGAACGCCGCATCGATCGCGATCCGGTCCCAGACCACTCGACCGTCTATCTTCTTCGGCTTTGGCATCCGCCGGTCAGCAACCATTTCATCAAACTTCGTGGTGCCAACGCCGATGTATCGAGCGGCTTCCTCGCGAGACATGCCGCGCGGCGCGTAGGAGAGGGCATCAGACATTTTTGCCATGTCTGTCCTCCATATCCACAGGCGCGGCCCTCTTCATGGGCGGTGGGGTCTGGCAGTTGGCGCAGATCGCCGATATCCCGCCAGGGAAGTAAGGGCCAATGCGGCCATCGCCGCCGCAAGCGGGGCAACCTTGTTCCTCAGATTTGCGTATAACCGCGTGACCCTTCGAGGTGGCCGCGTAGGGAACTTGGCGGTAGCGACGTAAACTCGGAGCGGCCTCAATTAGGCCAAGCTTCTTCAGGCGTTCGCGGATAGCTGGGTCGAAGATCATTTTCGATCTATTCTCCACGCTCCTTAGCGCGGACAGTTCCTCGGGGCTGAGTTTCATCTCTCACCTCCAAGCGACACGTCAATCATCCGGCGCAGTTCAGCTTTTTCATCTTCCGATTGCTGCATCTTGGTGCCGTCGTCGAAACGGCCGCCCACCAAAGAGTAGGTCGATGCAAAGACCTGCGCTTGCTCCATTATGCAATCAATGACCGTCTCGCGGGCATTCTCGATCTTCTTCTCGCTCATCCCTCCACCTCCGCAGAGAGAGCGGCGCGGCGGTTCCAGAAGGCAACAGCGTCTTCCGGCGTGCTCCTCCACGGGTGCTCGGTACCGCACTCCCGGCAAAAAACGGTGAAGGCTACATCGTCGCTCTGATCGTAGGGATTGCTTTCCTGAAACTCAGGATCACCTCCGCAGAATGGGCACGGCAAAAGCCTACCAGTATGGTGAGCAGGCCCTGGCATATAGCGGATACCGCCCTCTACAGTGCCGTCATCGGCATGAAGAAAATTGGTGGCCGGATCAAAGACGAACGGCTTGCCAGCGGCCAAGCATTCGATGATCGAGGCTTCTCCATCCCCCAGCACTTTCTTCTGGGGCGCGGGGGTGTCAGGATCTGTCATGGTCACCCCTTATGGCGACGATCTCGCCAGCGAAGCCCATCTCGCGCAGAGTGGTGATTGGATCTTTGTCGTCGGCCAAGACGCCCTTAAGAGCAGGGTCAAGGACGATAGTTGAGCCGCGACGCTCGACGTAATCATCCCTGATCTGCTGCCAGTTCCCTGCGGTCGCCTCAATTGGCAGGTCAGGATAGACAACAGTGAGCGCTCTGCGCATCTGATCAGCGTAGAACGCTAGTTCGTGCGTGTAGGCGGGCCGGTCTAGGAGATACGAGGCAACCGCATAGACGGCGCCAATATCTCCCATCAGGATGCCAGTCGAGGCGCTCAAAAGGCCATGTGTCTCGATCGCTTCGGTCATGCCGCTTCCCTCCCAAGCGCATTCAGCAGCTCGTCGGCGCTGGTGACAATGTGGTTCGCCATCAACGCCATCAGCTCTGGCTCTTCGCCGTCATGGGTCCAGATGATCAGGCGCTTGCCGCGGCCGGCAAACCACCCGCCTTCAAGGTGAGCGGAGCGACCGCATGGCAGGAGAAGGACGCAGGTGTCAGCCCACTCCATGCCACGGAAATCATTGAGGTAGCCGCGCGATGCGATCGGGTGCGTGGTAAGCAGATCGCGGTATTCCTTGGCTTTCCAGCCCATCCAGTCGGGGTCGATCTCCGACCAGGCGAAGCCCTTCACGCCATTCGGCGGGTTGCGGAAGTCATAGACCTCGTGACCAGCTTCGCGGAGCATGGTGACAGCGCCAGGCTGATGCGGGTTGCGCCAAGAGGATGCCAAATAGATGCGGCTCATGATTGGATCTCCGTTGCGGATGAGCGGTCAAGGCGCTCGATTTCAGCGATGATGAGAGCGGCGGCGCGAACGAGATCGCGGCGACGATCTTTCGGCTTCCACCAGGAGGGATGCCACGTGTCCGGCCACAGATACGGTGGGCGGATGCGAACGCCGTTTGCATGGCTTTCGTCACTGCGGGCCTTGAGCGCATAGGCAGCTGCGGCTTGGGCCATGCTGCCGTCTGTATGCTGATCGTCGTGCTCTGGCGTCCAGCCTTCCACCTCGACCTGACGGCGGCGCTCTGCGGCCACGTCGCGCAGGGCGTCACTCCCCACCAAAAGCACTGCTGGCGCTGCGTTGCGAAGCTTTTCAGCTTCCGACTGCAGCTCAGATAGGGCTTCTTCGACCTCTGCGACAAGGTCAACGCCTTCCGTCGCGTCGTCGTAGCCGTCATAGCCGCTGTAGCTACGAACCAGCTTGAGGATCTTGATTGACCATTCAGGCCAAGGCACCTGCCGCGCCTCGTCAAGCTCGTCTTCGAGGCCCGCAATCTGCTCTTCGAGCAGGGCGATTTTCTCTGCCTCACTCCCCATCACATGAGGCTGGGGCGGTGGCGACTTAGAAAACGCGGCCGAGGCCCCGCTCGCGCCCGACCGGTAGGTGAAGAGTTCGGCAAGTATCTTGCTGATCTCTTCCACAAAGTCGGGAAAGCGCGCGATTTCAGGGTCGCTGAGTGCCGCCTTTATGACGTAGATGTCAGACCAGGCATTGCTGTGTGAAATGGGGGATGGGGTGGCTTCCGGCGCTCCGCCTTTCGGCCAGATCGTCACGGTTTCGCCGTTCTCAATTGCCTCGCGCACAAGGGAGGCAATCTCTGCGTCGTTGTCGAACGGCGCGTGCAGGCGGCATGCATGACCATCGGCGTCTCGGGTCTCGGCTTGCCATCCGGCTGCGCGGACTTCGGCGCTCGACATCAAGTTGATGGGGTTGGGGCTCTTCATGCCGTTCGGCTCCAGTTCTCGAATTCGCCTCGAAGGTCGAACCAGCGCTTGCGTGCGCCGGCATCGTTGTTGAGTTCGCCGCGGCTATCGACCTTCAGGAGGTAGCGAATGGCGGAATCGACGCGCACGTCGTCGCTCACGTCCTGCTTCTTCTCCTCGGCGAGGAAGCGGCGGAACAGCTGATCCTTGCAGCGCATCGCGCACTCTGCGGCGTAATCACCGTTTTCGTGCGCGCGCTGTTCCTTCTGCTTTGTTGCTGGCTTCCAGCGCCGGACCTCGCGGAAGGCCGTGTCCAGCAGCTGCAGAAGGAAAATGATGTCATCGTGGGCATGCGCCAGAAAATCGCGATCGGGGATGCCGCAATCCGGCGTCAGCATCGCCATGCTCACCGGCGGCGTGTTCGTCATGAAGACGGCATGCAGCTCGGTTCCTGTCGGCCCGACCTGCCACTGCGTGCTCGCATCCTTGATGCGGCGTCGAATGGCGGCCAGGTGCTGGCGATCATCGGCGGTTGCCATTAGCGCACCTCGCTGCAGGCCAATTCCAGCAGCACGTCGGCATGACATGGCTTGCCCGGCGCGCACCAGCACGCAAGGTTCTTGCCTCTTATCCGTGGAAGGCCTTCTGATCTTAGCCATTCCGGCCAATCGTGATGAACGCTTCCACGATGCAGGCTGGCGGCAAATTGCAGCTTGCCGGGACCCATATCGAAAAACTGCGTTCCGCCCTCGCAATGGCGGCGATACGCTTCGACCGCAACGGCTGGGTCGTTGTGGACGAATGGATTTCCCAACAGGGTTGGCCGCGCCACGTTGACGGCTGGAAGGCCATTCAGACGCAGAGAATTGGCCTGAAGGTCGAAACCCTTGAGGCGCGACAACCTCATGCGAACCGGCTGCACAACAAGACTGTCAGCCATGACGGGCCTCGCGCATGTCGATGGCGGCCTGCAGCTGCTCGCGCAGAGGGCGGTCGGCGGTGCGGCAGCCCTTGGCGTCAATGAGGGCGATAAGGCCGATCGCGACGCTGACGATGGTTTCCTCGGCGATGCGGTCGCTGATGCCGCCATATCCATCGATGGCGAGGCTGGCGTCGGCGGCGAGATCGAGCTGCGCCGAGGCGAGGTTCTCGGCGGCCTTTGCGATGGCGCGCTTTGCAAACTCGTCGCATTCGAGCTCGACGAGCGAAACGCCACCGTCGATGACGGTCAGGCGCGGACGGCCAATGTCGATGCGCGGGAAGTTTAGGATATCAGCCATGACGATCCCTCCAAGAATCAGGCCGCTCGTCATCGGAGCGGCGGCGGAATGAAAGATTGCTGAGAACGATGCAGCCGCCGAGCACTGCGCCTGCGGTCAGAGCGGCTGCGAGCGAGCTCCAGAAAATGAGCGAGCCGTCGATCATCAGACCCTCGCGGCGATTTCGGCCTGGCGCTGCATCGAGGCGAGCACCTGGCTGATGCTGTAGAGGTCGGCGCACAGGAGGAAGGCGGCGACGAGCGCCAGCGCGATGCGGTTAATCCGGCGGCGGTTCTCGATGTATTCGACCGAAACCGTCATCGGCCTGATTGTCATGGTTTTCATGGGAGCCCTCTCGCATCCGTTTCGGAACCCGCCGCGTTCCTGGTCGCGGCGGTGACCGAAGCGGATGGCGATCAGGCCACGCGCCGGGTCGAAATGCGCGAGGCGATGCGGCGGGCCTCGGCGATGTGGTAATCGATCTCTTCATCGCTCAAGCCGAGTTCGGACTTGATGTTCTCGCGCGTGGCGATGTCGCCGAGATCGACGAGGATCTGTGCAAGTTCAAAGGCGCGGTCGCGGACGATGGTGCTGGAATAGGGCTGCTGGGTAGCGGGCTGGGTCTGCATGTCGGTTTCTCCTGAAGCCTCCCGCCTCAGGCGCCCCGCCCGGCCCGCAAGAGTGCAGTGCCGCGGCGGGGAAGCCATCCGGCAGAGGGAGGAGGACCGACCGGACAACACTAAAATCGCGAATATCGCGAAAATGTCAAGCAGGTAATCGCGAATATCGCGATTAACGCCACGAGCACAAAAAAAGCCCCGTGGAAGGGGCTTTGCTTGAAGCGTTGGAATAGAGCTATCTGCGAGCAATATGGCCGCAGATGCGACCGACAATCGTCAAGCGGGAGAGCTCGACCGTGAAGGCTTCGAGGTTCGGGTTGTCAGAAATGATTCGAACCAACGGTGGATCGCTGAACGGCACTCTTTGAAGGCGCTTAATCTGCGGCTCCGTGTATCCGTCACTGATAGCGTACACGGTGTCTGTGATCATGTTCCGCTGCGAAATATCCACAAGGACGCGATCTCCCGGCATGTAGCTCGGCTGCATCGAATCACCGATAACCTCCATCACAACGGTCTCGCTTTGACTAGCTTTGGCCTCCCGAAGGAAGGTTGGCGATAGGAGCCATTCGGCGACAACCTTATGAGCTGAGTAGGAGTGCGCCCCGACCGGCAGAGATACCATATCGCCAACATTCCCCTCACCGGCACCCAGGCGCACATCGACCTCCGGCAGCGAGCCCGCAACCTTGGGGGTCCAAATTCCGTCGCCGTACCCTTGATCTTCGTCTGGGTCGAATGAAGAAATGAAGGATGTAGATCCATGGCCCGTTCGCGTGTCATCGACGGGATCTATGAAGCTCGGAAGGTTGACGCCGAAAAACTTAGCCATTCGAATGACTTCGCTTCCCTTGATTTCCCGGCTTTCCTTCGTCGGATCTTTGTTGAGCATCCTTGTGATCACGTCGGCGCCGACGCCAAGGTACTCCGCGAGCTTTGCTTTCGCTCCGCGCCCATCGCGATCCAACTGGTGTTGCAGCCAGTCGCGTAAATCGTCTCGTGTGTTCCTCATGTCTAGATTTTCGCGAACTTCCGCGAAATTGATATCGCGTTTATCGCGAATTTTCGTTGACATTAATTCGCGATTATCGCAAGCATTCACCATGCGCTTAGATCCTGCAATGACAGTTGTTGAGTTTTTGGGTGGTCCACGCGAGGTATCAGGCCTCGTAGGGAAGCACATTTCGCGCGTCTATCGATGGATGAAACCGTCGGATGCCGGCGGTATGGACGGTGTCATTCCGGCAAAGGATCAGCGGAAGCTGCTTCATTATGCGCAGCAAGTTGGAGCCGATCTGCGGCCAGAAGATTTTTTTGCCAGTGATCGACTGCGAAAAGTTTTGGTCTCCGCCAAGG